GCGCGACATTATCATTGAGGACAGGGATGTAGACGCGCAAGTGCAGAAGTATGGTGTGCATGAGTGGACACCTGAACGCTTTAAGGTACTTGGTGAGCTACGTGAGCAGGGTATTGAGGAAGCGATTTTCTGGGAAGCAGACTTCTACTACACAGTAGATGTAGATAACTTCACCATGTCGCACACGCTTAGCACATTAGTAAAGCACAACCAGCCAGTAGTCGCACCATTTCTAATGAGTGCCGACCCAGAGCAACCCGCCTACAGTAACTACCACAACATAGCCACGGCAAATGGTTACTTCCTGGATAACGAAGCCTATTACCGCATCCTTAATCGCCAGATACAAGGGCTAATTAAGTGCGATGTAGTCCACTGCACCTACCTCATTCGCAAAGATGTACTCAAGAGAGTTACCTATCAGGACGGCACGGATGACTACGAGTACGTGATCTTTAGCCGCGAACTACGCCGCTTAGGCATCCCGCAGTACCTAGACAACACGAAGGTCTACGGCTATCTATCCACACGTGAGAACGTGAAAGCTTGCACGGATAAGATGGCAGAACTACGTAAAGAATGGGTTAAGAGCCAACTCGCATGAGTATCAAGCCAACTGAATTAAAGAAACTCGTCGCTCTGCTAGATGAGGAAGCACCATCGGCAGAGTGGCTGGCCAAAGCAGTCTGGGAACTGATGGAAGAACTGGTAGCCAAGCGCACCCAGTATGTAGTCTTCGCAGTACACCCATCGCTCAATATCGTACAAGCAGTCGGGCCATACGCCACGAAAGATAAGTTACTCAAAGATTATGCCAAGCGCATTGGTGCGTATGATTCACATTCATATGCTAAGGTTGCACAGTTGGTTCACCCAGATGATATTACACAAGGTTGATCGGTAGTTTCTAGTCCTTTCCGCCGATCAATAGCCAGTTCCCTGTCCGTGAGGTTGAGCGGCAAGACAAAAGCCACCGCGTAAAAACGGTGGCTTTATCTTTTGCATCTTCCCCTAATGCAAAGCTATGGCGTATTGTTATAGAAGCCTGACGCGTTCCACTGGATAGCGGGTGAGTCATACTTGCGACCCATTGACTGCTGGCAGCAGACTGGATCTACCGCCTCGGCGTGGATGCTACGCTCCAACGTTTGAACACCACCACAGGTAGCGCAAAGGTAATCATACTGAGGCATTGATGATAATCCTTACTCCTTCTAGCAAATCTCTTCTACAATTTGAGCATTGGCGTGAGGCGTTGGCTAGGGTCTGACCCCACCATCCTTCTAATCTATGAGTACAAGTGTTACACACTAAAACGTAATCATTCCACGGGTCCAAGATGCTCTCCCCCTATCGGACATTTCTCCACACAATTCCAAATCAACTCCATGTATGAACGGTCTGCTATCTTGCGGATCTCGGTATAGCAATCGGCATCGTGGATGGGTTCCTTCTTACTCATTCCTCACCCTTTCCAAATGGGTTATCCCCACCTAACGAGAAGTGCAAGCGGCGCAAAGCGCCAGTTACTTTGCGATGAGCAGTTGTATCTGAACACTGCAACAGCTCTGCCATCTCGGTAAAGTTATGGTTCTCATAATACTTCAACTGCAATACCAACTGGTCTGATGGGTCTAACTTATGTACGGCACGACGTACATCAAAGAGCTGGATGATGTAGTTGCCACCCTCGGCAGGGTTACCGCCACCTGTTACAACTTCCCCATCATTAGCCGCACGGGTCTCAATGACTGGCGACCAGATCAACGGCAGCATATCCTCAAGGGTAGGGATGGAGTAATAATGCTCATCTCGGATCTCATAGCCCAACTTCTGTGCTTTAGCACGGCGACAGTACTTGTCTGCTTGGCGGGTAAGAGTCTTACCTAAATGCTTAACGCCAGACTTAAGATCTTCTGGCTTTTGATCGGGGTTAAGCCACTGCATAATCTTGTCCTGCCTGCGCACACACCAGAGCAATAGCTCCTGGCGTACGTCAGCCACATCAAAGTATGGATGATATTTACGATGGACAATGCGAGCCACTTGCGAGGCTATGTCTACGACTTCCTCTGGGAGTTCGCTATTCATCAATCACCACAGGCAAGATGTAATCTGGGAAATCTATCGCCGCATTAAAGTGGACGTTAAAGTCATGCTCGTTTGTATCGGCACGAGTGAGGCCAAAGATAGGGTCTAAGCACCGTAGGACGTGTGCTGGGATGAGCAGCAGTGCATCGGTATAGCGGATGCAGATACGGTTGCAAGCGTCTGGACGGTCTGTTGTAGGCTCGGTAAGCCATATCTGCTGGAGCTTCTGGTATGGGAACTTAACCTCTGAGTTGACTGGACGCTTCATCCACTTCACTTCAAGCCCACCGATGTAGTTGGCATAGCCGTTGCCATGATTCTTGTTGACAAGGAAGTCTATGAAGTAGTACTTTGGTGTACCGTAGAGGTCCCAGGAGTATGTCTCGGATAGATAGTGAGCAACCTTCTGCTCACGAGTACCATCACCTGATACCTGGCGGATTGGTTCAACCATTAGACCTGCCTCATAAGGTAGGACACCATGCGGCTGAGTAGGTTCTTGCCCTCAAAGTAACCCAGGCGTGTGTTGCAGTTCATACAAAGCAACCCCCGCACCTGTAATGTTTCATGGTTGTGGTCTACAGCCAATGTGTGTAGTTTACCATCTTTTGTCAGGTTTTCGGGCTTTTCGCATATGGCACAGACACCGTTTTGTTTGGCAAAGAGAGCCTCATATTCTTCAACGGTAATCTTGTAGCGAGTCTTGTAGTTATGCTTGCGTTTGGATTCGTAAGATATTTTCTTGACCATTAGGAAGCACTCTTATCTCCGTTGAGGATTCGCAGAGCCCAATCAAGCCCAGCGTTAAAGCCTTCCATCCAATCAAAGTCCTTATGACCTGATGGTAGGGAAGTCTTAGCCGACTCAATCTTCTCTTTAGCTTTATCAAGGTCCATTACTTGGGCCACTTACCTCGTTCAATCATCAGGGCTATAACCGCATAGTTAGCCATATCCTTAAACGAATCCTCAATAGGCTCGTGTTGAGGTGTGCGATTGTTCTTATACAGATTCTTAAGACGTTCAAACTTATCGCCAATGCGCACCATAAGGCCGTTAATAGGACCGCCAAAGGCATTGTTAATATTACCAGGGCCGTAGTCAGCTTGTTTCGTGATAAGGAGATTGCCGATCTCATCCATTATTTCCCAGACGTTGGCCGCGAAGTCGGTATCTGAACGAGTAGCTGGTTTGTTGTTTTGTCTAGGGATATAACTTTCAGCCCAATTGATTGAATCAACTTGATCGCCAATTCCATGTCCTCGCTCATTCATTATTCTCCCCCTGTATTTGTCCATTGAATATCCAATTCTTTGAATCTTCATCTAGTACGTACGTGTATAAAATAACTTGCCCGCTTGCCAAGCGATGTTCCATCTCAATAACATCCAACACCCACAACATATCTGGTACCCGTGCGCCATCTTTAGGACCGCCAATAAACTCAGGCATCGTCCGCTTCGTCTACTATCTCCCTTAAGATATAAGCAACAATCTCTGGGTTCTGTGCCAGCGTATCTACTACATGGTAGCCAACGATGTCGCATACTTCCTCAACATCAAAACGTTTACGCATAGACATAGGTGTTTCATTGATAATTGCATGAGTAATCTCATGTCCTAGTACGCGAATTAGCTTATCTTCTGGCATACCAGGGCGCAACCAAATAGTATTACTATCTGCATCTGTCATGCCGTATGAGTTCTCGTCTATATGGTCATAGCGAATCTTATACTTCTGACCAAAGATTTTGATAGACGTTGGCCGTTTCATGCCGCAAGTCTATCACGGAACCAGGTTGGCCCTGAGTCCAAGAAAGTATCGTTGACATCCCTGTTGGCAGGTAAACCTACAATCACGGCTTTGTCCAAGTCCTCTTTAATGCGCTTCGCCAGTTCTTGTCCTGGGTTTCTTCCATCTTCCTTAACATCGTTATCAGCAAATATGAGAATACGGTTGTAGGACTCAAAGAGTTTTGGGAACCACGGTTTCCATTGGGATACGCCCGCGACTCCAACAGCTGGTATTTGAACCATGCCCGATAATACAATGGTGTCAATCTCCCCTTCACAAATGGCAATAGTGTCAGAGTGCTTATGAAGATCATTGACATTAAACAGCCCAATCTTTTGACCCGTGGGCCATATGTACTTAGGTGTCCCATCATCTAATCTCCTAAACTTAATTCCAACCACACCAGCGGGAGTGAGGTAAGGAATAGACAACATACCAGTAGCATGTTCATGGCCAGCACTAGGCTCCACGACGCTTCCAAGAAGGAATGTACTTGCCACTTCCTTGGTTAGACCCCGCCCTGCGAGGTAAGAGGCTGCCTGTGGTGTGAGATTGCTGGAGTATCTTTCGGCTGCTTCCGTTAGTGATTGTCTCTGCTTTACGTTTAGCATCTTTGAAATCTAGCCCTTCTTTTGCTTGCACTAATGTGTATACATCTCCGAGTACCTGGCAAACAAGGCAGTTGTATGCCTGATTGTCTAGGTTATAGGCTGCACTTGCCATTGCATCATCGTGAATGACACACTTGCAAGGAACCCAGCCGTGCTTATCTATAACGTTAACCCCGTAGTGCTCTAGCACTAGGGCGATGTCAGGCTTTGAGATCACGAATTATCGCAATCGCTTCTTGCCTACCAACACCTACACCTTGAGTGTAGTAGTAAGGGATGCCGCTAGCAGTACCATGCTCCATAATATTTTGAGGTACACGATATAGAGCTTCTTCAATCTTGCGGCACAAAGGCGCTAAGATCTTTTCTTCCAAATGCTCATCGCAAATGTAGTACTTGATCTCGCCAACTTTGGTACATGGGTCAGCGTTGCCCCACATGCAAGCCTTGTCAGCCTTCTCGCCATCAAAAGTCATCCTTCTACTCCTGACTGTTTTAACCATTGGTTAAGATCCTGGACTACCCAGCTCTGATCTAACCCCGCCATGCGGCGTTTGACTATGACATAAGCTGGTGGGACTGCATCTAAGCCACGAGCCTTAGCGTAGTTGGCTGCTTCAACACAAGCCTCACGCCAAAACTGTGGCAGATCCATCTTCACCGTAGCCTTTAATTCAAAGATGTAGGGCTGACCAGCGACCATGCAAACAATGTCGCCTTCATCGTCTTTGCCAGCCAACCTAAGCCGCTCAGCCGCTACACCCTTGCCACGAAGCCATTTGAGTATGCCCGTCTCAAAGGCTGAACCTTTACGTTTTCCGTATGTACTCATCTAATCCCACTCCAAGTTTGTGCAACAAAGGCTGATGATCTATCACCATAGATAGACATTCGGCTTGCATCTGCCCACAGTGTAACGAACTTATCGCCAGTAGCACTGTGTTTTCCAAAGCGATTCTTCACAACTGCCACTCGGAACTCTCCTGAATATGGCACAAGTGCCACGGTCAAAATCATTTCTGGTAGCTGTGCAATCTTGCCCTGGATAGCCTTACGGCTTGGGGGAATGTCAGGCTTTCCTTCTGCCTCACTGGTATGGTGAAGTAGTAGGACTCCTGCATCTGTCTCACGTGCAATATGGTGCATAGCCTTGGCAATCTCACGAAGGCCAGACCATTCATCGTTGTGCATTGAAACTACGTTCATTGCGTTATCCACAATAATCATGTGTGGATATTCTCCATATGCTTCTCCGTAGGCGCGGATAGCAAGATCAATCTCATCAAGTGTTGGGCTAGGGGCGAAGTCAAACTGCAAGTGGGAAACACTCAATAGTTCAGTTTCGTAAAACTCTTTGCCTGCACCAGTTGTAAATGCTTCTTCTACTGTGGCGACTTGGTGACCAGTAATCATTGCTGCGGCACGGATTGCAGTGGTATAAGAATCGGTATCTGCGGATATGTAAAGCGTAGGCACTTGCATCTTCACCGCCATCCAAAGGGCTATGAGTGATTTACCAGCGTTAGGTGCGCCAGCAATCATTGTCAACTGTCCTCTGCGAAACCTAATCCCCTCGCTTTGCAACGAAGGGAAAAGGTCTGGCAGTAACTGATGATCGTTAGTGCTTTTCGCTGCCGCTTGGGTAAGTGACAGCACCTAGGTTATCTAACGAACTTAGGCTCGCACTGGTCTGGAGTTCCTTTAGCGGATGGGCAGAACCAGCCCTTCCATGCCTTTGGAGCTCCTGGCTTTGACTCACGCCATACAAGTTCACCATGCTTACAGTGTCCATCAGGAGTCTGTACTGGTGCTGCATATTGTGCAGGTGCTGCTGGTGCATAAGCAGGCGCAGCTGGTGCTGCATAGGCTGGTGTAGCACCAAGACCTTGTGCTAATGCACGGACTGCTCCAGCACTAGCAAGTGATGCTGATACTGAGTTGATGAGAGCTGAACTATCTTGAATGGTAGCAAGACCAGTCTCAAGTTCTGCTGATGTAGCTGCATAGATGTTGACGAGTGTTCCGTCAGCCAACTTAAAGTTGACTTGGAACTTTGTTCCTTCTGTTGCCATTGTATTTCTCCTTATTTTATTTCTGCTAGTGGGTCATATATTGTTGAAAGTTGTCCGCCTACTGCGTAACAATAGTCCTTTACGCCGCAAGTAGAGCATGCCATTCCGATGTTCGGAAGGTAGATATTAGCATCAATTCCCCGAACAAACTGGGCAAACAGTTCGGTCATTACGGGAATAGTCCAGCGATCTAGGCCGCTTAGTTCCTTGAACTCTGCTTTGCGGGCATCGTAGAAGTAACCTTTGGTTGGCCTAACACCAAACTGCATCTCCATGCAGCAAGCATAGACGCCCAATTGCATAGACGAGTTGGGCATATAGCTGCCAGTCTTGAAGTCAATGACTGCAAGTTCACCTGATGGTTCAACCACAATCGCATCAGCAAATGCCTTGATAGGCACATCACCAAAGTTGAGAAGCCATCCAAGTTCTGCTGCTGGTACGCCTTCAGGCGTTACCCATAACTCAAACTTAGAACCTTCCCAAGCGGTAATGAAATTAAAGAACATCTCTTTACCATTGCGATCCCACCAAGTTTTGTTTTCTTTATCTGGGTTCTCTTTGGTGGCACGACCAGCCACACGCCAGTCAGTTGGGTTAGAACCAGACTTGGCTTCTACCTCAGCAATGGCTTCAAGGAATGTTTCATCCCAAACTTTATCCCACGTCATTGGCTTCAACCTTTCCCGCTACTAATTCTTGGGCTTGCTTTAATCCAGTGATGATGTCAGGGTTTGTTTCCTTCTCAATCAGGTTCTCAATCCTAGCACCTAAGTTCTTGCGCATGATAACTTCAGCTTCCACAAAGGATTGCATAAAGGCATCACGACTAATAATCTTTGCGTGTTTACGTCCCATTGTTAATCCTTATCTATCGCTGTAACAACTGTGGCAAGGCTATCGCAGAGGACACATCTTGCATCCGTTGCGTACATTCCAATTTCAAAATCATCGTCAAACTTAACTTTGACGTTCCACCATTCTGATCCGCAGGGACATACTCGTATTGGACCGAGCGAACGATAGTCCGCTTCTGCTCCAACGGTGGGTTTAATGTTTCCAAGTTCATCTTCCATGGATGTTTCGTCTTACGGTCAAAGCGGCCGCCTTAAGTCCCTTGAGATAAGCAGTAATTTCTGCTGGTGTTGCAGATAGTTCTACCCCATGTTCCATTTGCAGGTCTGGGTTAAAAAGGATTTCAAAAAATATGTTATGAGATTCTTCAATCTCGTTGGCAATTTTAATTCTTAATTGTGTTTCGTTCATTAGAATGGCACCTTGTCTAACTTCTTCTGATGTTCAGCAAGTAAGTACTTCTCAGCTGCTGAGTGAAATGCACTACCGCCAACGAAATACCATGCTGGCTCTGATGGTGCTTGCAAGTTGCGCTCTAGCTGAAATGCTTTGCCACAGCGTAACCATGATGTAAATGCAGAGAATGATCTATGTTGTATTTGTATTTCTTTCATGGGTGAACCGTAGCACTGCTGATGAATAGCATGTCAACTCATCTGCCTTATCGGCGTGGCGCGTACCTTAATTTGCTAATGGGGTTGGAATGTGTATACTACGAGCGAAGCGAGTGCGGTAAACACAGGGGCGCCTGAAGGGCGCAATGGTTGGGGCGGCTAGTGCGATAGCCCCTAACCCGTAAAATGGCATAAAAAAATAACCCCCACCGCCGAAGCGATGAGGGTTAAGTTAAAGCGTTTGTTACGCAGTTGGTGGGGTTGTTCCCTTGACTGCCGCATCAGCTGCAACAAGTGCAGGTGCTGCCGCTGGGAATGTATCACCAGGGTTGAAGTAACGATAAAGAACTGGTGCTAGAGCAGCAAGTGCTGCACCGCCCAATGCTTTGAGTGATGTTGTGTGGTGAACGATGTACTCAGTAAGTACACCACCCGCAGCAACGTGGAACCAAAAGCCGAATACAGTCCAAACCTTTGGTGGAATGTTTACTAGATAACGATTTGAAGCCATTTGTTTTCTCCTTAAGAAGTCCACTTTGGTCGTCCAAAGCCGACAACAAATACTACCATTTTCCGCTTGTTTGCTGCCTGAAAGGCGCGTGTCTTAATTGCTACTTCTCCGCCATTGGCTTGGCTGCCTTTAGGCTTGGAGTCTGAGCTTGTGTTACCTTCAATGGTTGTAATCGTGCCGTCACCGTTGTCCTTGACCACGATACCCACATGCTCAATGCCCTTGCCGTCAAAGTTAAAGAACACGATGTCGCCTGGCTGAGGCTTTGCAGTCTCATGGTTGGCCCATTGACCCTGGCCCTGGAATACAGAGGCTCCAGCGGGCGTATAGACGCAATTAGGCATAGCCTTAAAGCCGATCTGAGCCGCACACCACATGACAAATGAACCACACCATGGCTGGCCATCGTGGCCTGTAAACTTGCCATAGATAGTCTTGTTGTCTGGGACCTCAACCACGCCTACCTGGGTTTGTGCCTTGGCTACAAAGTCTGCTGCTTGTGTCACTGCTCTACCTTAGACTTCATTACCTCAACATCAATCTTGATGAGCTGCTGGTTCTCAATCAATTGATCTACCTTGTTGATGAGTCCTGTCTTGCCATCGTTGTATAGCGCATATTCAATACGGTTTAACTTATCTTTAAGTTCTTCCGTATACTTTTGAATGGTGTGTCTGGCTATCATTGCCATACCTGCAAGTAGGGCTGCGCCTACGAAGAAGTATGAGTAAACGATGGTGGCGGTATCGGCTGACATTGCGGTTTTCCCTATCTTATACGGTTCTAAATTGGCAAAGGATCATTCCACCAAAGCCTTTGAAGCGACGCTCTGGTGGGGTCATGCGAATGAAGGTAATGCTTTCAATGACACCGCGTACGGTTTCATCATTAGTAAAATCTTGTAAGACTACAACATCACCACCTGACTCAATAGTTTCAAGTGACTGGATCCGCTCGCTGGCTCGGCCTTCATAACCAGTAGTCATGTTGTAACGGTCACCTTCAAAGTCGTAACAGAGAAGGGGAAGGGTAATAATGCGCTGACGTTTGACGGCAGGTAACGCCTTCAATTGGTAGCCATTAAACGAATCCTCTGTTCCGACAGCTTGACTTGTTGCTGAGGTAAAGGTAAAGCGCAGGGCAATAGATTCTTTTGGATAAATGTCTTGCGTATCCATGCCTGTAATATCTTGAGTGAAGTCAAAAGTGTTATCTGCTGTAATAATATCTACAACAGTCTCATCAGAATTGACTACGCTAAGTTTGATTGTTCCCTGCATTGGCAGTGTCTCGCGTAGCTTGACCAATTCAAAGTGCTTATCTTCAAGGGTGAAGTAACGCACTTGTCCAGTCTGAAGGTAGCCGCTGGCAATAAGAGTTGATGCCTGGAAGTAGACGCCGACACCCTTTACACCAATAGCCAACTTGTTTGTTGAACCAATGATGCAAACAGAGCTTGCTTCTGCTGTTGATGGCACTTGAAGGTGAGTTGCATATGCCATCTGGTTTGGATTGAGTTCTCGGCTGAGATCAATCTTGATTAGACCAGAGTGCATTGCAGTACCAGAGCCATCTGAATCAATGTAATTTGTTACTGTGCAGTAGGCATAACGATCATTGAATGTGATGGATTTGCATGGCGATCCAGTGAGAATAGAGTCGCTGGCTGGCTCGTAGCCGTTGGTAATAACAGTCAATGGGCCATAGGTAATGTAACCCGATGACACAAATCCTGATGTGTCAATGGTTCCTACGCGGATACCTTTGCTTGTACCAAAGACCATGTACTTGCCAATGTATGAACCAAGGGCATAGATGACTTCACCCTTTGGCATGTCGGCAGCAGTTACAGCTTTGGTAAGAAGGGGAACGGCACCACTTGTATCCAGGGAAAGACGATACACAGTTGATGAGTCTCCAGCATAACCAGATACATAGATGGCGTTAGGACCTTCGCAGATGCCAGTCCATTTCCATGCAGCATTTGGGTGGGCATAGATTGGAAGATTGTTATTGGTTGTAAGGACGGCAGTGCCGCTTAAAGTATTGGAATATTGGTCATCGGCATGATTGTGATAATAAGAAAATTCTGTTGCTGATGGAACCGCTGTTACGCTAAAAACACCGTTGTATGAAGCGC